AACTGAAGGGCCCATCTTGAGCTGGGTTGATTTGTCGCTGCTCGAAGGCGTGCGATTTTTCATTCCTGCCGACATGCTTGCCTGACCTGATTTACCTGCTTTGCTTGATTTGTCTTTTGCCATTTTACTCTCCTATATGCCCTGTATAGGGCGGTTAAAAATTGCGTTTTGCAGTCAGTTTGTATTTCCAATTTGCGGAAGTAATAAGAGTATTAGTAGAGGTGCCCCCAACTAATTTTGGATTTAGTTGAAAAGGCCAATACGCTCCCGTTGTAAAACCTTCCAAATTTCGTGAATTCCATATTATCAAAGGAACTGCCCCGCCCGCAGTATTGACTAGTATTGTTTGTATTAACGTAGAAACTATGTCTCCCGTACTATAACCTTCTTCAGCAGTTACGTTTTGCAATGCAAGATTAGCTGTTAAATACTCAGCAACGCCAATATTATGATTTTTAGAAACAGCGGTAGACGTTCCCGGCAAAGCAGTCCAACCACTATCGTAATACCCGTTATACTGATACGCCACTGTGCTGGTAACAGACGACCCGCCCGTTACAGCTTCACCAACAAACACAGCGTTGACCTGAGATGAAGACGACCCGTTGCCGACGTACATCATCATCTGCGCAATATCAAATGTGTACTGTCCTAACGCGGAAGATATTGCTCCACCATACTGATAGATAGGCGCCGTAGACGTAAAGAACGGAGTTAAAAGGCCGCCAGATACAGTCACACCTAGAAACACAGTGCTTGATGCGGGCAGAGAACTCCAGCTCAAGTTAGAAGTTGCTTGTCCGATAACATTGATGTCCCCTACGCTGGAAAAACCATTTGCTGCGGAAACAATCAATGGCGTACCGCTTGATATGTTTTGAGACGTGAGCGACAACGATCCAGAGCTAGCAGGTAAGAAACTAGGCGATCCTGTTCCGGGGCCGTCTTGTACGGTCTGGCGCACGGATGAAGCCGCAACAACCGCAAGAGGTTGCCAGCTTGGGGCAGAAGTTCCACCGGAAGTTAAAATGTACCCGCTTGCCCCTGTAGAGCCGCTAACAGACAACGTACCCGTTGAAGTTATGTTACCCGTGGTCAAGCTCCCCGAGGTAAGCGATCCGGACAATGTGCCCGAAGTCGCAGAGAAGCCAATAAGCCCAGTCAGGTAAGTAATGTCTGAGTTGGAACCGTTATGCGCCGCTCCGGCATTCACTGCTGAAGAAATAGCGTTGAAGTTGGCGTTTACCTGAGTAGCATCGGCAATCGTGCCGTTTTGAAAGGTGTAAGGGTAGGACGCAAATATCTGCGCCTGTGCGGGCGTAACCAGAACCGCAAAAAGGAGTGCAAGCCATTTCTTCATAGTGTCGCCTGTGTGTAATCGAGGATTTGACGCCTCAAGAAAATGTCACCGATCTGGAACCCCTGAGCACAAGGGCCAGACACATATACAGCAATTCGTCTATAAACAACAGGGGCTGTAAACGCCGCACGTCGAGGGCGTAAAGAGTTGGAAGCCCCGCGCCATACGGTAGGAGACCCCCATGTCATCGCGCCCCACTTGGAAGGTGCGCCTGTAACTTGATAGGATACAGAATTATAAACTGAGCCATCCTGATCTATGAGCGCCATGTTGATCTGCACTTGCCCTGTAACCAGCGCCATGTTTACCGTAAGATCAGCAACGTTCATCATTGAAAGAGCGCCGGGGTCGGCCATCATTGCAGTCTGAAAAACAAACTGCATTTGAGCGCCGTTCTCAATCGAACTTGTTGTCGGGTTGGGCACAACCGTGCTTGCAAAAAGTTGCGCCGGAACTGCGCGAGGTACAATAATGAACTCGTTATTGTAAGCGGTTATGGCTTGCGCCGGGAACGTATGCGGGCCAGACCAAAGATTGCGCGAAATGTCGTACCAGTATTCTTGATACGGCGTACCGACCACATCGGAGGGTTGCACGTTCACGCGCATGACGTTGGCGTTACAAGAAGAAGCCACGCGGCTTGGGTATAAGTTATTCAGGAACGGGTACACAACCCCTTCACCCGCAACCCCAATCGGGTCAGAAATGCGGGCAAAGAAATCTACAACACGGTATCCGTCAGGGGCAAGGAAAGCCACGCCGCGAGGCGTATCCACGATTGACCAAGGAGACAATGTGCCCGTAGCCGCGTTGAGCGTGTTTACAGATAGTGTTGAACCTATATAGTCCCCAGTGATCTGGTAAATGTTGTTGGTGCTTTTGAACACAAGCAAGGACTGGATCACGCCGCCGTTTTGGTTGTTCAAAGGCAAGCCATGCGCCGCCGTTAATTTCAAGCTGTCGCCAAATGTCAACGCTTGGTTTGCGTTGCTGCAATTCAAAAAGAGAACATCGGTAAACACAACGGATGGTTGGCCGACTGTTGGGTTAATCCCAAAGTACGCCCGCTGTGCAAACTGAGACACCCATGAAGGCGGTGAAGTAAACGTAATAAGCCCGTAATAGGTCAGCGCTATTGCCGCACTAAACCCTGAACCCGTACCACCGATGTTTGCTGCGGCGGTCGTTACCACGTCTGTCGTGTTGTACCCAGACCCGCTGTTAAGAATGACGATAGATGAGACCGCTCCTAATGCTACGGTGACATATCCTGTCATCCCCGTGCCCGCAGAGATCGTGGCAACCTTGATAGAGAAGCCCGCGCCTGTACCACCCAGATTGGTGTTGGATGCCGAAAGCGTATCGTTCACGGCATAACCTACGCCGCCACGAGTTATGGTCACAACCGTAACAGCGCCGCCCGCAACCTGCACCGTAGCTTGCGCTCCAGACCCTGAACCGCCCGTAAGCGGCACATTGTAATAGAACCCCGCTATATATCCAGAACCGCCGACAAGTGTACCCAGCGTCAACGCTGAGGCGCAAGTGAACGTAACTAGAGGGTAAGTTCCATTGGTGTAGCCGGAGCCGCCTGTGATCGTCCCAAGCGATTGTACAGCTCCCGGAGCTGCAAGGTTGCCCGCGTTCCAAAAGATGTTGTTAGGGTTGGATACGTTGAACCAACCAATGTAGTTTGACCCCGTGAAGCCCGGATGGGTTACAATCACGTTTACGCCTACGGTGTCGATTGTTGGCGGTGCCCAATCCCCTGAACTTGCCTGAGTGGCAGGTAGGTTAGAAGAAGTGATGTTGTTCACAAGAACAAACGTGTTTGTTAGAAGATTGAATATGAACGGCTCATCGTACCCTGAATAAGTGATGCTGTTACGCATACCATAAAGCAAGTTACCGATAGCTTTGATAGTGACGATAGGTCCTGCACCGCCTGAAAGCGAATTGAAATCTGTGTTAAAATCAGCGTTAAAATCCGCAGGGAGAATAGGTCCCGCAGTTAAAGGCGTGGCCGCAGGACGGCAAGCCCACAAGTTCTTTGTGGTCGGATCAGGAATAAGGTTTTGAAGGATCGCCATGCCGCCGGGCGCGGTGTTGGTCTCATCAAGACTGTCACACAGGCCAGAAGGGGAGAAGCGAACAACGTCCGAGTTTATCGTAGTCATTCATCACCACCCTAAAGTCTTGGTGTTAGGCTGGCGATCAAAGCGGGAACCAAAGCGACGGCGATCAAGGTGCACGGTCTTAGCACGCCCGTCATCGTCTTTCTGGAGCTCAAGGTAGCGGTGCAGGATGCCTTGAGCACCGTCTGGACCATTGCCCAAAAACGCTTGCTGGCGGCTGTCCCCCGCAATCTTCATAAGCTCACCCGCAAGCCGCGTAATCAAATAGGTCTGGTTAGGGAACCAAGGGGTAGACGTAGATGTCTCTGGCGTGGTGATGTCCGAGGGCTGCGAATAATAACGGATGGTTGTGTTGTAGGAGCCGCCCGACGGAGGCCACACATACATAAGCATGTTGCCGACCCCGCCTGATACATCGGTGGCAAACTGTGCTGGATAATTAGAGATGCCCGCTTGCTGAACAAGGGCGTCGTATTCAGAGAGGTCGATACTTACCATAACGTAAGGAACGCCATCGACAAGGTAAAACACCTCATCCATTGCCATACGCAAATAATCTGAAGGCAGGTTGTACGGGCCGGAACCTGTGGTCGTATTTAAGTTGACGGTGGCGCTTTTACGCGCCACCTCAAGGTCGTAGGTCTCTGCAAGATCGGCGAGGATCATGTTGAGCATTTGCCCCGCCTGCGATGTATAGCCGGGAACCTTAGCTATCTGTGTCGCCAGAGCGACGATTTGTTGTGCTTGAAGTGCCATTTACTTTCGCCTCTTGCAGAACGATCTCGCGCTCGATCTTGTGAATTTCTTCCTTAAACCGTTTTACACTAACCAATGCGTTGGAACGTTCGGCTTCGTGCTTGGCAAAATCTGCCTTGCTTTTAGCCTGACCACGGGAAGACTGAGAACCTGTTTCAATCTTGAACTGATTGTCAAGGCGAACCATGTCTTCTTCCAAGCGCTTCAAAGTTACCTCGTGATGTTCAAGGTCTTTGTGCAGCTTGACCAACTCATGCTTGGCTTCCTGACGCCCTGCCACCTGCTCCAGTTTATCGGAAAGCTTATTGATGTCCGATACTGCGGTGTCCTGTGGGACAAAGGTCTGGAAAACCATTGAACGTTTTTCGTCCACCTGCACGGAATAAGAAATCCCAATCGCGGCGGCTGTTACCTGTTCCTCTTTCATGCTGTGCTCCTCTTACCGGGCAAAGTGCCCGGAATAAGGAATAGCAGTATTTGGAGAAATTGCAACATTGCGTGGGCGGCGATACTCGTTTGCGTTTGCCCCGCCTACAGCCTTTTCATGCTTCCATGAGTTCTGCACAATCTCTTGCATAGATGCAAGCTGACGACGGGTAAACTTATAAGTTTCGCCTTGGATGTACTGCACCCCGTCCACCCGAATTTCGCTCGCATATCCCGGCAAATCAATGGTGTATTCTACCAGCTCTTCGTTCGGATCAATGCGGGAATTTTCTTCGCGGATCATCGCCTCAAGAGCTGCTTTGCGTGCGGCTTTCTTGGCGTCTTCTCCGACCTTTGCCTTTGCTTCATTGCGAAGCGCTGTGACTTCAGCATCGGACAAAAGCTCGATGCCGGGCGCACGGGGGCGAGAAGGTTTTTTAGCGGACGGGGTATCAGACATTTAGTTTGCTCCTCAGGTGTGTGTCCACGGCCCATTGGCAATGGAATTGGCGGAGACAAGGATTGGCCAACCTTGGCTATCCACTCCGACAAAATCTCCCGGAAGAACCTGCAACACGCCCCTGTTTGGGATAATGAGCAAGCCGTTCGCGCTGAACGCGCCGGGGAAAATAGGTAAGCCGTTTACGGCGTCGTTCTTAATGCCCTGTGCAACAGTAGCAAGATCAGCAGGAAGAATACCTGCGCCGCTATTTGCCCAAGACACTGAGGTAAGAGTTGTTGTGGCGTTTGTGCCAAGTGTGCGGGTTGCCATTCAATAGTCTCCACATGTGAGAAGGAAGCGGCCCCGAAGGGCCGCTAACTATTAGCCGAAGGTGGAGTTGAAGGCTGAAGCACTTTCGATACGCATCGCAAACTGATTGTTCTTGATGAGTGTACCGTAGAACACTTTCCAACCGACCACACGGAGCTGGTTCAATGGATCGGACTTATCCGCACCAGCAAGCCAAGTGATCTTGATGTCGTCGAGAACAACCTGACCGTATGCACCGCGGCCGAACACATAGGTTGGGTAAACGGTAACACCTGCTGCCGGAGCGGCTGGCGGGGTCTGGGCAGTACCAGTACCTGTCAAGATAACAGTCTGACCGCCGGACATCTGGACAGCCTGACCAGTCAACGGACCGGAGGTTGGGCCAGCAACGGAGGTGGCAAGGTTGGCAGGTGAGGTGGTTGTACCGATGTAGGCATTGAAGGTAAAGCCCGCCAGAGTAGGCAGAACAACCGAGATCGAGCCCGTAGCACCCGTGACGGATACTGCGCCAGATACAGCGTAGATACGGCTTTCATATTGGTTCTGGGTATCAGAAGCAGTGATGATAACGTAGTAGCTGTTGGTTGCAAGCGAGCCTGCTGTACCTGCGGTGTAAGCTGTACCGACTGCACCGAGGTTAGCAACACCAGTCCACGAAGGAACCATGTTGGTTGAGCAGAAACGGATACCGTGCCACTGACCAACTTCGTAGTTGTACAGCTTGTTCACGTCGGAGTAAGACGAGGCCAGAACAAAGGTTGAGTTCTGGGTAAGATCGCCTTCAACGAACGGATGCACGATAGCCACATAGTGAGGCATACCGCGTGGGTTATTCGAGGCGCGTGCGCCACCAGCATCAGCTTCAAGCTTGGTGTTGGTCATCTCGTCGCCCATGTAGCGCGGTGCGCCAAGGGTAACAAGCTGCGAGTACGAGCGGTTGATTTCGTAGGTGTTGAGAACGTCACCAGCAACCAGTGAGCCACGTGCACCGCGAGAGTTTACATAGTTGACCTGTGTGAAACCAGCGAGGGTGTTGAACGTGTTGCGCTCAAGAGTTTCAGCCGTCTGAAGCGCTACGAGCTTCTTGGCTTCGTTCATGATCGGATGCTTGATGGTCAATTCAGCAACGTCGGTGACGGTGATGCGATCACCCCACTGTTGCAGTGTGACAGTGACCTGACCAATGGTCATGGTCTCGCCAACTGGAGGGACGCCTTCCGAAAGAGGCTGGAAGGGCAGTGCAACGCGGTTATAACGGGTTGCGGTAAAGGTTGTACCGCGACCCTGTGGCAAGCGCTCTGGATCACCAAATTGGTAAGCCACAAGCTGACGCCGTGCCAAAGGAAGAGTTTCCTTGGCAATAAAGGCTTCAATATCGGCTGTAAACTGGCCGGAGCTATTCGTAGTCGCCATCTCTATGTCCTTTCAAAATGACGACCCATCATTTAGATGAATACGTCAGCAAGTCTATCCTCAACGCTTTTGCCGCCACGACGGTCAGCCGAAACATTGCTTTGCGAATTTCCGGGGCGTGCCGACTGACGACGGATATTGTCCGCACCCGTCTGGCGCTGTTTAGTCCCGGCCACCCTACCCCGCTCTACTGCCTCTTTACCCGCGAGGTAGTACAACAAAGTTTGGCGGTCTACGTTTTGGCCGCGACTGCGCAAGATTGACAGTTCGGCCTCAACCTTATCCGACAACCGTGCGGCTGTCTTGTCTGTGGTTGCCAGTGTCTTGAATGCCACCTTATCGTTGCTGTCCCACATCTGGAACTGCATTTGCTGAAGCTGTTGCTGATTGCGCTGTTCAGCTTGTTGAAGCTGATAGCTCATCCGCTCTTCAGGGGACATTAACTCAAGACGCTGGCGCTCTAAAGCAGGGTCAGGACGATAAGCCTGTTGCTGCTGTTGAGTGCGAAACTCTTCTAACTGCCGACGGGTCTCTGCGGCCTCTTCCCGTGCTTTACGGGCTTCTTCTTTGGCCGCAAGGACAGTACGTTCGCGGCGGCCTAAGCTCCGCGTTTGCCTTTCTTCATCGCCTTCATCTTTTCCTTTGGCATAGGACGGGTCTCCATCTTGTCCATCCCGTTGCCCTTCGGCATCGTCTTCGGCTTCTTCTTCGACATCATCTTCGACTTCGTTGGCATTGTTCAAATCCTCGTCGTCATAGTCATCGTCAATAGGCATCATATTCTCCATAGTGGCTTACGGTCACTGGTCGCACGGTAGCTTACGGCCACCAATCGAGAATGTATTATTAACCCGCCTTAACCTAAATTGTCAAGTTTGAGCGTTAAGGCATTGTTCTGTTTGGTAACGCCATGCGAGCATCAATCTTCTTTAGCTCTTCAAGGATGTTTTCCAATTTATCTTCAAGCCGAATAAGGCGGTCTTTAGCCCCGTCGGCGTTTTCTTTCATCTTCGCTAATTCTGAAGTTGTAACCGCGTCACGCATTTCGATGGTCGTAACCCGGCTATCAAGCTTTGAGGCAAACCATATTAAAGAAAAAGCGTTGAGCGCCAAACCTACAATGAGGCCTAGCGGAACTTTCTTGTCTAAATGCCATGCCTCATCGTTCATAGTAGTCTCCTAGATAGGCGCTTGCAGCGTGGTACGAAGGGACGTTTCCATACCCTTCAATGTAGCCCA